GTCTTTTTAAGAATAGGATCATCTGATGCCCGCCCCCTCACGTAATTTTTTAATAACTTGTGATTCCACTTCCCGAAAAAGTCTATTGCCCAACTCACCATAGAGCTGAGCGATGCGATCATTGCCAAGGTTCTCCTGAACAATATCCCGTGTTTTATTATTCTTCCATAGCCGAGTTCCGCCCGCGTGGATTCTTTTAGTGATCGCTCTGGCAATGGAAGGTCGCTGCTTTGGAGAGCCGATACTTTTAGCGTTCACCCATTCGAGTATCGCAGGATAGAGCACTCCGCCCTGATCGCTTCGCGTTGGACCTCTTCCTGATTCGATGAATGACAATCTATCCGTTCCTGTGAATGCCACGCCTCCGGTTACTTGAAGTCTGCTATCGGTCGCTGTGAATGCCAGTGATCGTGAAGTCTTACCCGTAGCATTCACTCCTGTGCGCTGCATGGTTGCTCTGATATCAGCGATCACCGCAGATGCGAAGTCCGAGAATATTTCCTGCGTTAAGGACATGAGTAGTTGTAGTCTTTAGCAATTTGAATCTTGAACTGAAAATCAATTCCTACATGATGATCATCATGGTAGTGATAGAGCTGCATAGCAAATGCCCGCTTAAATTCTATTGCCCGCTCAGCAAGGTAAGAGATGAACCGCTCGTAAATAGGTTCTATGAGTAATATCGCAGCCTGAATGTCTTCAGGTGGAAAATCAAAGTTTGCAGGAGCGGAAATATTACCTGTCACTGAATAGGTGGTGAGAAAACTAACGTTCTCGAAAATTTGCGTTTCAAAATCAATGGAGTTAATCCAGCAGAAAGGAGTGGTCCTGCCAGTCGCTAAATTATCATACGCCCTGTGACCGATGCCGAAAGCATTACAGCCCGCATCAGTAGCGGCATCGCTTAGTAGATCATTAATGATGTAGGTGGTCATTTAGTTCTTACTTTATTAATATATATAGGAATCCAGAATATACTGATAGTTGTTACGGTATAGAACCTGTCTTTATCCTTTCCATGCCTCACCATAAATTCAGTAGTCTTCTTTATCATGGTTATATTTCTTTGTTCAATTCGTATTCTACAACTTCAGCACCTTTCCATTCTTCATATCCTTTATTTACTTCTTCTTGCCAATACAGATAAACCGCCATACTCTCTTCATCTGTCAGATCATCATCATTTTTATCTGCAAAAGGTCGTTGCATCTTTGCAAGTTCAGCATAACTATTCATCATTCCTGCTTTTGCTTCAGCAAGTCTTTTGTCACTGTATATCCCCGAAATCCACCAGCACGAATCACCCCATTCGCCAGCACTACATCTAACTACATAAACTTTATTTTCCATTATTGCGCTCGTTAATCATTCTGTCTAACGCTTCGACAAGTGGTTCACATGATGCGCTCATTTCTTCTTCTTGCTGATTATTTCATTGAGTTTTCGCTGATACTTATTCATCGTATTGAGATACTTCAGATGTGCGAATGCTGTATTGTAGTCCATCGCTAACACTGCATTGAATTTTGTAGGATCGTTGCCAGCGAGATGCTCGAGAGTATTGAACTCATGAAATTCATTGAAAAGTAGGGAAGCACCGGCCCGCTCTTCATCGTCCGAGATGTCGGGGGGACAAAGGTGCTCCCGCTCAACTTCAAGAACTTTACCCAGCCATTCAAAAAAAAACTACCCGCAGGATATACTTGCTTAAGTGGCAATTGTAACACCATTGATCTGATAGCCTCAATCCGCTCATCATTAAATGGTGCTGCATCAATTAATGGTTGCATGTAGATCGACACCGCCGTTGCCACTAAATCCGCATGAAGGGTATTCATGTCCTGACCGATTCTGATTTGCGCTTGCAGAGCCAGCTTCTGACCGATGGTGCAATTGCCCGGATCAGGAAGGGGATATGATTTGCCGTTAATAGTTAATGCTTCCACCGATGGCAACTCATGAACATTGATAGGCTCACGAATGAACACCATGTGGTCCACGATCCGATCATCGAAGGTATCAGCGTTGACATTGAGCAGTATCAGGTAATCAACTCCCGAAAGAATTGATAGCAGCCTGATGATGGATAAATCATCGGAATGCTTTGCCATCTCGATATACTGACCAAGGGTCACCTCATCCCATGAATTAGGCAACTGCGCTGAAATACTTCCTATTTTAATTGGTATCATATCACCATTTATTTATCGGGCAGGTCGCCCTTTTGAATAGAACTTTTGTCTCCATCACGCAGCCGCATCGCTTCACTAACTTTCCTTCATACATTATCTCATCTCCGATGATGGGCGGGAGCCTGAGCAGGTCCAGCGGTCCACAGGTAGTCACATTGCAACCTGCCACCTCCGCCTTACGGGACAGTGGGCAGGACCTACAACATGAAAGACGATCTGAAGCATTCAATTTTACTTAAATTGACACTTCAAATATAACATTTATTTGAATTTACAATCACTTAGTTATAATTATTTAATAACTGTATCTGGCTGGTTTTATCGGAACGCTGTTTTTAAACCCGCTGGCCCCATACCGAAGTGAATCAATGAAGTGATTCCACATATCCACCGGTTCGTTCATCGACTTTCCGGACTTGTCCATCCTCCACCTGTAGTTCCTGAGCTCCTTATGAGCATTCACGGACCGCCGGGTGACATTCAGTGGCATGGAATTGATATGATCAATGCCATTACGGATCGAGTCCGGTCCTTTAACACACGGCTCCGCCCGGATTCCCATTCGTTTTAAATCATCGATAGACTTTGGATCAGCACTATCGCAGACCACCCGGATGGAAGCTGGAAGACTTAACGATTTAATCACACGGGCGATATCGTTGTTGTGCATCCCGGTTTGGTAAATGACCTCATCCGCCCACCATTCACCCGCGTTTTGGCGCACATCAGTTATCACCGTAGGATCATTGGTGAATCCAAAGTCAACCCCGATGATGCGTTTGTCCGTTGCCGGCATGAAATCACATAACTTCCAATCCCGGAAGATCAGTCCTTCGTTGGACCCGAATTCTACATCAATGTGAACTCTCCTGTAATTGGGATCACGGTCCGCGCGCAGTTCTATCTCCCGCCGGATGGCAGGACTCAGGTAATCATTATCCAGGTGATTTGATTTGAGCAGGATAAATTCTCTGGAAGGAAGCGTGAACACCTCCTCCGATATCCAAAAGTCTTCCGTTGGATTGAAGTCGTAAAAGATGGTTTCATCCGTACGCTGGACCAGCTCCCGAACTACCGGAAGGGGAATATTGTTGACCTCGTTTAAAAGCAGGATGTTCCTTCTGGGGCCGGTAGCCTTACCAAGGTCAGCAGCAAAAAACTCAATGAATGAATCCCCGAAATAATATTTGTGATTGGTGTGATCGATCTGAGAATCATCATAAAGTCCTTTCTTTCGAAGGAAAGTTTCAAAGTCCCTGATCGCCCCCAGCTTTAAATGTGGCAGCGATTCCGATACCACGCTGATCACCACAGGTCGCTTTTTAAGATGTCGTGCTATGGCAATCTGATAAAGGAGCTGCAGTTCTGAATAGGTTTTCGAGCTGGAAGTGCCACCCATGGACACAATTCTCCGATAGCCTGAATTATAGGCTTTTATAAGTCTTTCGAAGTACCGGGTAAAGTCTCCCTGCATCTATTGATCCGGGCTTTGAGGAAGTTCTTTCGCCGGCTCACCCAGCTTTGCCAGTTCATTATTCACCACTGCATTCACCACAAAAACCGGAGAGTTTATCTTCTCTCCATCGGTAGTGACATCGACACGGTCGCCGTATTTTTTGGGGTATAATTTTGCCATGAGCCATTTACGGGTATCGATGCGCAGTTTTGACCTGTTTACCCATTCTTTATTCTCGAACTCCCTACCATCTTCTGTTGTAATTGTATCATTTGATATGTCATCTGCAATTGCAAGTAGTTGACTTTCCATGTATTCGGCTTGTAACCTCTTCGCGCGCGCGTAACGCTCATTCAAATACGGGTACTTGCCGCTCGCTAACCAGTTCTGAATTGTGCCAAGTCTTGGATAATCAGGATTTTGTAAAATATGATGAAGACCTTTTTCGGAAATTTCTATTTCTTGGCATATCTTATCAATCATCTTCTCATCGTATCTAACTGGCGCGGCGCGTAGGTTTGGGTCTCTTTGCTTCTTCACCCGCTTCTTCGCTGATTTTTTTATCGCTTTCTTTTTCATGTAACACTTTAATTAAATCCAATACTGTACTGTAGTTCAACGATGTATACCTGTATACTTTCCATCCCAAAGATACAGCTAAATTATATTTCTCGGCATCTTTCGAATACCCGGTAACGGTGGTATGGCGGGATTTTTCACAGAAGATACCTTCGTACTCAATGGCGATCATGCGGGAAGGGATGGCAATATCAAACCGAAATCTGCGGGGCTTGGCAAACATGAGCTCTGGCGTGAAATCAATCCCAAAGGCTTTGAGCCACATTTTGATTTCGGAAAGCTGGCGGGCTTCTTTTTTTGGGATTTTTACCTTTTTCAATTTAAGGCGTTTTAACGCACGATCGTTTTCGCTTGTATGCTCCTGTTCCAAAAGATGGCCGATAGCAGCACCTGCCTTACCGCTGAAAGCCAAACGACCCTTCTTGCCGGGTTTAATCTTCCCGGATTTTAGAAGTTCCTGAAATTGGGCGGATGAATATTCCATCAGATATTTTTAAGATCATTCATTTTCAGAATCAACTCTTTTGCAATCATCCAATATTCGTATGCTGCTATCTCAATGCTTTCAATATCAATTGTTTTTATCTTTGAAATACTCCCTTTTGAACAGAGATAGAACATAGGTTGAATATCTCCAATGGATAGATGGAAGTGATGAATTTTCAGATAGTTGGCACAGCGTGACAGGTTTATTTTTGTTGGTGTTTCGATCATTCCCGCCTTTGCAAAAACGGTAGTCACTTTTTCCAGTTGGTCATAAACCTTACTGACCTTTGCGCTCGCTATCAATCCCTTATGTTGCTTTCTGCCTTGAAGGATGGTTAATTCATCGGGGCTGATATTCAGGCTAAAAGGGGCTGGATTCCTTTGATGGATATTTGTTATCATGGTCTATGTCATAGAATTTATTTACTCCAATTTCGCACCCTACGGTCACGTAAAGTCCGGCATCTCCATCCCTGTTTTTTTCCACTATCAGATCACAGGTATTTGGATTCTGGCATTCCTGGTTGTAGTACGCTTCCCGGTACATCAGGATAATCACATCGGCAGCTTCCTCAATCATTCCTGATCCTCTCAAATCGCTCATGTTTGGTTTTTTATCCTGCCTTTTTTCCACGTCCCGCCCAAGTTGAGAAAGCAGGATAATCGGTATGTTCAGCGTTTTAGCCATTGACTTTACCGCATTGGCAATCTGACCAATTGCAGAAGCCTCATTTTTACCTTTCTCGATGGGAATATCCATCCTTTGCAGGTAATCAATGGCAATGATTTTACACCCTTTTCGAGTAGCTAAATCAAAAACATGTCGCCTGAGCTGGGGAAGATCCACCACCCCGCATGATGCAAGCTCAATAAGCTCCAGATTATCCCATGCAGCTTTCACGACCTTCTGATATTCCGGCTCAGTGATACGGGAGGCATCTTTGAGTTGGTTGTAGGGAATATTGGTCAGCATTGCGGCTTCACGTCTAGCCATTTGCTCATCGGTCATTTCCATTGAAACCATGCCAGCCGGAATCTTATTTTTCACCTGATGCCAAAGGATTGAAGTGATAAGGGCGGTTTTTCCCATACCCGGCCTTCCGGCAATAATGGTCAAAGTCCCGTTCTCAAATCCTCCACCAAGCACTTGGTCCAGCCTTCGAATTCCTGTTGACATGAGCTTATTAACTTTCCCGTTCATCCCATCATAGAGCTTTGCGGAAAGGGCAAATAGCCGGTCTTTGTTGGAATCCGTTTTTGTGCTGTTTGGAAGAAATTCTTTGAGCCTGTCCAAAATCTCTGAAGCTGCTGAATAGGGCTGGCCGGATAGTTGAACATCTACAATTTTCTCCTGCAGGAAGTTGAGTAGCCTACGGGAATTGTGATTATCGCAAAGGGTTCGAATATCAGATTCCACATCAGCGGTAGTGTTGAGAGCATCGGTAATTTTAAGAAGTTTATCTACGGTGATTTGCGGATGTTTTTTCAGATAGAATAAAAGGTCTGTTACGTGCCCTGCTTTCTCATCCCCTTTAGCCAGTTGCATGGCCTGAAATATTGCCCGGTTCTCATTATCGTAAAACATCTCAGGTGTGAGGCTCTGAGTGGCTGTTACCATTGCCTGATTGGGGCTACCGATACACTGGGCTAATATCACCCGTTCTAATTCTAGATTTATCATGCTTTGCGAAGGGATCTACCTATGGTTTGAATTTGCGGGCTTTTACTCTTTTTTTCCAGTTCTAGTTTTATCCAGTTTGTACAATACTTTCTCCATTGGGATATAATTTGAAAGTTTTCAGAAGTAGAATTAACATGATCTGAAAAAGCAATTATCCAAGAATCTACATTATCGTAATTGAGTTTAGTCGCCTTCATCAAACTCTCTTTCCAAATCTCATCTTCAATACTCAAATTGAAAAATTTAATCTTTGTGTCATTATAGATATTATTATCATTCTCTACATTATTATCCTTATTCTCTTTCTTGTATAGTGGTTGCCCGTTGGTTGGTTGTTGGTTGCCCGTTGGTTGGTTGTTGGTTAAATTATCATCACTTGGCTGGTTAAACGATTGGTACAATTTGTAGTTAAGTATTGATATACAACTACCTGTATTGGTTTTTTCGATGGTTATTTGCTGGTTAATTTCAAATAAATTAAGCCATTTTCTTATAATTTGTTCAGGTATTCCTGTATCTTGAGAAATCTTTTTACGACCTGTAACTAATTGACCTTCTCTTAATTCTAAAATCTTACCATTAAAAATTGTTTTTCTTTTATCGTAAGTTGCATTAATCAGTAAATAAACCCATAAATGAACGGCATAAGAATCGGTAAAATAACCCGAGTCAATAATCTTCCTGTGAAGTTTTATCCAACCTTCAACCATTATAAATAGAAAGCCCTCATCGGGTTCAGGGTAGCAGCCCATCCCCCAATAAGGGCAATTAATGTTTTAAATGCAGTCTGCTACCTGCGTTTGAATTACAAACATATTAATTATTATGCCACCTCCATTAATTGTTGATAAATATCAAATGAGAATGGGGAATTGTCCTTTATAGATTTCTCCTTTTCTAACCTGTTGTAGTGTTTAATAGTTAGTATAGCATCAATAATTAAGAGCTTTCTTCTGACTCTCTCAGGGCTATGCTGATTCATGTATTTGTATTTTCCGATGGTTTCATCAAATATGACGTGACGAACTTTTCCATACTTCACATCCTTCATTCTAAAGGCATCATTTAAAGATGTGTTATAAGTGTCAATGTCAGGAACCTGACCTCTGTAGGTTCTGAAGAAGTGTCTTTCCAGCCGTGGCAGGTCTTTTTCAATGAGAGCTCTGTTGATATCGTTTAGGTCCATGTTGTAGGGTGGATTTACGGTTGAGGAATATAATATCTAACGCAATTTGATCCGGGAACAGGCTCAGTTAAAACCTGTATGCCTCCTGCTCTGAGGTCAGCGACACGTCTGGGCAAGCTATTAATCTTAAGCTCTAACACTGCTTCCCGTACTGTGAGCTTACGCCCTGATTTGAGTAGCTCATAGATTTCTGTACACTGCTTTGAGAAGTGTTTCCTGTGAGCGTTAAGATGCGATTCACTGCGAGAATTATTCTCCCGATGGTGTGTGGTGAATTGGAGTTGTGTTTGCATGGGGTTTTGTTTGATGGTTGCAATTTCTGTCAATGTGATAGGTGGCATGACAGACTTCAGCTTCGAGCTTCATTGCTCTTTGAAGTAGTGAGCTTCGCACTTTCTTGTCAGCACGATTGCGGAAATAATCCTTCTGGGCGTCTCGCATGTCCATAACAAGTTGAATGAATTCTGAGTGTGTCATAGCGCTGTTTCTTTTTTAAGTTCTGCCAATTTTTTATTGTGATCAATCAGGGTTTGCGCCAGTGCCATATCGCAGACTTCACGGATAACGCTTCTGGTTTCTGCATTAAGAAGCGACTTCTTCTTCCAGATAGATTCGATGTGATCGAGGAAGAACTGAGGGCGGAGCTGCTCAGCTTCCCGCATTCGGTCATACCAATCTTTTTTGTAATGGTATCCAGCGTAAGGGTTTTTGCGATTGCGACGCTCTGTTCTTATCTGATCAATTTTTTCTCTCACGAATCGCTGGAAGGTGTTGTCCTTTACGATTTTTTCGAGTGAATTAAACCGGAACTGCTGCGGTTGAGATTCTGTGGTAGGAGTGTTTTCTATTTTCATTTTTCATTTTTTAATCACGCATCCGATAGAGGGTGGTCATGGGTTAGATTTAGATATGGTTTTTAGTTTTGAAATAGCTTTATCAGAAATATCCTTCCATCTGTCACGACTATCTTTTAATAATTTTACATAGTCCCTTACAATCTCAGGGCATTTCTTCAGTTCTTCTTCTGCCTTTTTTTCATCAAAACATTTTACTTCAATGCTCATTTTTCAGTTTTTGAGTTTGTTAATAAATCTTGAACACTTCTCGGACTTTTATATCCCATGAGTACGCAAATCTCTCGAATAGAATACCCGCTATCTCTAAGTGATTTTGCATGATTACGTTTTAATTCCATGTCCTTCTGCATACCATGGGGTCTTTTAATATTTCCTGTTCCATGACAGATTGGACAGCACCATACTCCTATTCCGTTATTCATTTCCCCTCCCTTAACACCCGAACCTCTTCCTCTGTGAGGTTGTGCTTTTTGATGATGTCCTGCGCTGATGGAGTGGTGTAGGGGGTGCAGTCTTGTAGATCATGGCGTGATAATTCAGAATGAAGAAATGTTCGACCATCTGGAAATACTTGATGTGAATACTTTTTGTACGCCACCCCTTTGTGCATAAACTTTTTACAATCCTGCCACCACTCACGGGGATGTAGGCTGTATTTGTTGATTACATATTCAGCTACTTCATTAAAAGTATTAACATTCCAAACATTCAACATCTCCTTCGCCAACTCCTCCACACTCGGCAGTGGTTGCTTTTCGGGTGTGCCGTAGTTGTGCCTGAAAAAGTTCCAAACATTTTCTGCTATACCTTTATTACCAACTATTGTTTTAAGTAGTTCAGGGATCTCCTTCGGCAACGGAACCAAAGGTGATGGGAGGGTGGAGTTGTATTCTTTGAGTACCGTTTTCAATGGAAAGCCAAACCCTCTGTTCCATATTTCTAATAACCTCTCCTCATCTATTTTCATCGGGTTGAAGTCGGGGAGTTCTTCGTTGAGGATTCTTTTTAAATCAATATAAGAATGTTCTTCTCTTTCAATTATTCGGTCAATAGTTTGTTGTTTGGTTTTCATGGTTGTTGGTTATTTAGATGTTAGCTGCCATTTGCGGGCGACAGTACATATCTCGGCATTAGTTCCCCTTGATGCTTTTCTACTCCTTTAAAAACAAGTGTTTTGTTTTCAATTAGCGGACGTATCACTTCATGCCTAAC